AGCTTCGAGAATTTTTTCTTTCATGTTTTTTCGTCCTGTATGATTTCGGATAATTCATCATATCCACAAAAAAGTCTGCAAGCCAGTAGCCAGCAGACCTAACGCCTATTATAAGACGTCCAATTGACATACTCCCACGACTAAAGCGCGTGGGATTCTTGTGTGCAAGCGCGGGACGCCGTATCGGATACGGTCTTACTCCCGCTCCACAATTCGGAGATGCCCCTCCGAAGTAATTCCGTTTCGTCTGGTGGCCTATATCTTCATAGGCTCTGCATTACAAAGGTCAATACGTTCGGCAGATTTTGCAAGAAGATTTCAAAAAAAATAAATACGATATTGCAATAGGCTGTAAAATCAAAGGGGGAATTTCTTTCCCCCTTTGATTACTTGAAGTATTTCGAATTTTCCGCAATCCAATATGGAAGTGTTCCGCGTTGTTGCGCTTTTTCGATACGTTCTCTATTTTCATTCATCCACTTTGTAAGTCCTGGCGGAAGTTCCGTTACTTCGTTTTCCGCCTCTTCCCACCAGTCCTTGCCCGTGCCTTCGTTGGCAATAATGGGCACGGCATAACAACGGCAGTTCGGATGCCACCCGATGAATTTGAAAGACTTCGGATATTTCCCCTCCATCGCATCGCATATTTCCAGCGGCGCCCGACCTTTTTTGAAGCGCGGATACCAGAACTTTGCCAGCCATTTTGCGTGCGTTTTTGATGTCTTCACTTCATATCCGACAATGAAATCGAGCTGTTGCCAACGCATATAATCAGCTTCTCGATATGCGCCGTTTATCTCGGTACGAGCCATCCGCATTGCATTTTGATAGGACGAACGATATACCCCCTGTCCGGGATGATAGGCTTGCGCTGTTTTCGATAGGGTAAGGTTTCCGAATACGTCGCGCACACGCCGAAACAGCTTGTCTGGCTCTTTCAAATAAATGCGTATATCCCGGCTTATATTGGCTGCACTTCGTCCTTCACTGATGCCAACCGACAGCGACAACTCTATTTGTTTCTGTAACTGCTTGGAATAATCCCACACACGCTCGGAAAGTGTGTGGCCGAGTATTCGGCGGTTTTGAAAGGCAGCTAACGCCTCAAGGTTGCGGAGCATCCAGCCTTTTTGGGGGTTATCGAACAACTGCCGTACCCACGAATCTATCTTGTCGTTGGCAAAAGCCCATTCCGCCGCTATGCCTGCGGCGACAACCGTCTGCAATTTATCGCTGAAAGACCGAATCGTCTTATCTACTTGCTTCTGCCGGGCTTTGTTTTGTGTAAAAGTAAATGTTCTGCCGGATGTCGGGTCGTAACCATATTTCATGCCCTGTTGCACGAGTTCATCGACAGCACCCTCATAAAGGGCATCTATTGCTGTCAAATATTCTTCGACGTGTTCTCTATGCTGTTGCTCCCATTGGGCGGCTTTCAAGTTCAATCCGGCCATAGGTTCAGATTAAAATGTCGGTTCAAACGCATCATTGGCGGACTGTGCTGCTTGGGTTTCCTTGATTTCTTTCACCTCATCATCTACATCATCGACTAATCCAGCCATAATTATGCCGGTTTTAAGAGATGCAATAGGTTGCCCGCACGCATCGGTAGCATTCTTGATTTTCTCAGCCACATCGTTGATACTGAACGGTTGTATTTCTGTTTCGATGTCGATAGTCTGTGCGGCCTGCATATATTCGGCGTTCAAGGAGCCTACGGCCGATACGAGGAAGTTATACCGGCGCTGGATGTGTTCGCCGATAATCTCGGCATGATTGTCCACAGCCAGATTTGTCCCCATAAAAAGAAACTGAAAGGCCTTTCCTGATGGAACTTCCCCTAAGCCCTTGAGTGCTTCAAGAGAGAGCTGCGGTGTGTTTGTCAACAAATAAGCTTTGTTCCATAACCCGTCCAGCTCCAAACGTACGGCATCACTTGCCTGGTCCCAGTTAAGATAATACACTTTCCCGCCGTTCGTAATCTTAATCATACGATTCTTCCCGGACTTTTGCGGCAGACCATGTATATCTCCTTCCAATATAAGATACGGGAAAAAATGGCGGTCGATACAATCGGCGAAATTAGACATCAATCGTTCCAAGCGCTCCCGGATGGGTTTGATGTTATGACAAAGCGGGTTCGGACGCCAAGAATAAATTGTTGGGTTTTTATCGAAGCCGTGTTTAAACTCACTTTCTTTTACCCAAGTTGCGTCCAGTCGCCAACGATACACTTTCTCATCGGTAACGGTCATAAAATAGACCGTCTCGGTTCCGTCGATATCCTTTACCGAATATTCACGGCTCAGAGCCAGGTAATCGCCCGTTTCATCGAAAAACGGATAAAGTTTATCTCCCCGGAACGGCGACCAAATCATACATCGGAGTTTATATTGCGGCATTACTGTTTCGCCAAAAATTTGTTTGACTTGCGCCAGAATCTTGCGCCAAAACCCCTCATCCTTGACAACATACCAATACTCGGCACATTCCGTTTCAGACAACCAAGACCGTACCAGCCGTTTATTATTGTAACGCATTTTATTCTTCCGACAAACATTGTTCACAATAGCCAGTAACTCCCGCTCTTTATCATCGTTAGGTCGGCAATTCACCTTCGGCTCTTTCCCTACCGTCCAGGCTGTATGTATATTCACAATATCCTGCTCCAACGGTAACATGATGCGGTTTGTCGGATTCAAGTCGTCTTTTTTATATTGAGCCGGTATTTCCTTGCCGGTACGCGGGTCTGTCGTAGCTTCAGAAACGATGACCTTGTTTTCAGGACGCTCTCGCTCATCCATTACATCATGCAGTTCCGGACTCCAATCCTTGTATAATTTATATGCGTCCGGCAGGGGCGTTCGACGACTGTTTTTGAGGTAATATATCTTATCCGCCTCGGATTCTAATGCTAAAATTTCCTGTAATGTTTTCATGTCGTATCGTTTCTCCTCTTAAAAATATCCTTCATAATTACGTGGACGCAGTATCTTGCCAAGTATCGAAGCCAAGACATAATAGCGTATGGCATCGATGGCATGGTCTTGTTGTCCGTCCGCCGGACGGTTCATTGCATGCCCGTCTTTATCTTTGTCCCAAACGTAATTCCGAAACTCGCGCAAGGTATTATATGACCTCTCCGTTACATATATCTCCATTTCGAGCATTTTCTCAATACCAGCGATAATGGATGGCCCGCTTTTATCGACCGGATAAATCATGATTCCTGCATTCGCTATCTCGTCTACAAGTCGTGGGTCTGCTGATTCGGACATGACCCGCAGGTCAGGATACTTCTTAAGTTCCGCAATAATATCTCGCGTAAGCATGTGTGTACGATAACACAGTTCATCAACATATAAGGCATTATCTATGATACCGCACTTTACGATAGCCGTCGGGTCATTTGTATAACCGAAATCCTGACCTATCCCCACATGCTTGCACCATTGCGGAAATTCTTTTATCACATGTATATTTTTGAAAATTGCTCCATCCGCTACATCTACCCAACGGCCCATGACCACGTGGGCATATTTATCCGGATTTTCTATTTTCATGCGTTCCACTTCCCGAATAAACTCGTCGCTCAGATACTCGAAGTTATCCAGATAAGTGGTATGGATGTGCAATACATCAGGATGGGTACTTATTTGAACGTCTACTCCATCGATATTGACCGTTCTGTGCGTGTCAGCAATATACTTTCGGTATATAAAATGGCTTGAATCCGTAGGGTTCATAATGATAATGACCCGGTTCTGAATCCCTTTCTGACGTATGGAAAGTACGAGCTTGTCGAACTCCGCCTCGCTCGTCCACTCCTCGGCTTCGTCGCACACGAAGGTCGTAATGCCCTGAATGGATTTGAGCTTCGCAGTCTGGTTGCCCGACGATGTTTTGATACCCCGGAACAATATCCGGCTACCGGATACGACGTTCTCGATGTCGGTCTTAGTAATATTGAAAAATTCTCCCGTGCCGTCAGCTTCGATTTTTTCGGTAAATTCCGGAATGACCGAAATAGCAGCTGATGCCATCGTGTAACGACAATACAGGATAACATGTCCGGCTTCAAAAGACAGACGCTCTATAAAAGTTCCGGCATTGAACGACTTGCCGCTACCTCGCCCTCCGGTTATTAGGATGATGAAATGTTCGGTATCGGCATACAGAGGCAAATATATCTCTTGCGGTTCAATCATTTCTTTTGCAGGCGGTCCTTCACCCAGTCGCGAATATTGACAGAACCCTTCATGCTGACGTCTGCTGCAATCTCCGAACGTTCTACATACCCTCGTTTCTTCCCGCGTGTCTTGAGCGTGAAAATGATCGCGGTTTCGGATGGACGTTCGATCCAGCCCGCAAACCGTTTTTCGCCGTTCTCGTCTTTCTCGATGGCGGGAACACCAGCCACCAGCTTACGCAGGTTGCTTTCGGCCAGATCGACGAACCGTTCGCGGGAATCTTCGAGGGCCTGCTTGAATGCCATATCCTCCTCGCACCACGTATAAACCGTGCTGCGCTCTACGCCGATATTTGCAGCGATATCCGATAAAATACCACCGCAGGCGTTTGCCACCTTGCGGAACACGTCTATAGTAGGTTTTTTTGAGGGCATTGCCATTTTTTATAGCGTAGTTTTTGTAGTTATTCCACCCG